CTCAGTCCGCGCGCCGAGTTCTTCTGGCGTCATTGCAGCAATCTTGTCGGCTTCCGCCTGTTCCAGTTCAGTTGCCTTATCCTTCGCTGCATCAGCGCGTGCCTGGGCAGCGTCGGCTTCGGACTTGGCACGTTCCGCAGCGCTGCGTTGCGTTGTTCCCGGTGCTGCCGGTGTGCGCGTATCGCTGGCGATGGTGCCTTCTGCCGCCGCTACCTTCTCAGCCCGCTTGGCACGTTCGGCCGATGCTTCATTGACGACACGCGAGGGGCGTGCCGCAGTGAGGACTTGCTGTTCAACCGCGTAATTGAACTGGCGGATTGACAGATTGATCGGCTGTCCCTTGTTACCCGGGCGGTTCAGATAATAGACGTTCGACGTGTCATCCGCACCGATGGGGATAGCCTCGCGTTGCTTGCCGTCGAGCATCTGAAGCTCCGCCGGCGCCAAGAAACCTGGCGGGACGAAACAGTGCCACGGCACCAGCCAACGGTTAGTGTCCAGGTCAAAGGCTGTCATGGGCACCTCGCGCCAATCGAGATACAACGCGAGATAGAACGCACGCGAGCAACGCTTGACGAAAGCTTCGCGTGACAGATGGCTGACCATCTTGTCGCTCGTGGCTGCATTCTTCGCGTCCACGTAGGCACCGAACATATCATCGAGCAGCGCAGCATAGTATGGCGAGCGTGCCGCAGTGTTCGCGGCCAGCGATCCGAGAGTGAAGTCAAGACCGTTCAGCGCACGAAGCACGGCGTGACGCTGGCGGAAGTGAAACGCCATGCGTTGCAGAACGTTGTCAGCGGCGGCGGTATGCTTGGCGAAATCGGCAACGTCATTGCGAAGGTTAAGAGCAATGGTCTCGCGTGACGGAAGGTATTCAGCGTTTGCCGAATTGTCACCAATGCCGGGAGTGGGAACGGTGCCGGTAACCAGCGCAGTGCTATCGGAAGGGACTTCATTCATCGTGCCGTCGATGGTGATTGGCTCGATCGTCGTTGTGTTTCGGACTGCCGGTCCGATGGGTTCGTCAGTAGCGACGGGAGGAAGCTCAGTCTGAGTCGGCTTGCGTGCCATGGTGTTTAACACTCCATTCGGTGCCGTCGGATCATTCCGCAGCAACCGTCATCATAGTAGCAATACGTAATGGGTATGTCAAATGGCCATAGCAATAGATACCCATGCATATACACATGCATGACAATCTGTATACGTATGCAAGTATTATACCATAGGTATATATAGGGCCGTTATGGCCATAGCTAGACACGTGTCCTGATCGGTAGGGTAACGGAGTGAACGCATCAGACTGTGTGCAAATGCCGGCGCATTCTGTGTCACCCTGTATATACGATGTTCTGTCCTGACTGTTGTATATACAGACGATCGTATCCTCACACGTATGTCCTGACAGTTGTATCTACACGGCGACTGTGCATGCATGTGTGTATACAGACAGTTGTATATACAGTGCCCCTCTGTAGTCAATGCCCCCCGATCCCCCGCCACGAATCCCAAAGTGTGCGCACGTATAGGCACGGACTCGTTCGGCGACCTTAGTTAAGACCGTAATCCGCAATTCCCGAATGCGTTCAGTGATGTTCACGTATTGTACCATGTATGTATATACAGGGGTTGGGTCCATTTTCTAGTACAAGAAGATGCATTGGCCCTTGCGCTTGTGTCGGTCCTGTGTCAGCGTGCAGCTTCCCAAATCCAGGTGGAGAGTGAACATGACCACGTATGGCGTTGATATTAGAACAGGACTCCCTCGTAACGCACGTGTGCCCTTCACTGGTTTCACGGGCATCCTCGGTGATCTGCCCAATTCGTCAGGCTCATCTGTGCCGACTGCCACTACTTCTGGTGCTGTTTACTTCAATGGACAGACCCCAAAGGACCATGCCCTTGCGAAGATGATGCGTGGCAAGGGACCGATAGCATTGGCAATGAACCAGGCAATTATCAATCTGCTTGGTGTTGCGGTTGGCACTGTAACCACAGGCACAACCAACAATTACAAACGTGTAGTGGCCACTGATGGAAGTAATGCAGGTGGGCTGAGACCAATAGAGGATGTTGGTCTTGCAAGTCGAAACACAACCACTCAAGAGCGGGATGCTTATCGTGGCATGCTCCTTCGTAATGTGTTCCCTTCCACATTCAACTTCCAATCTGCCAATCTAGTCAGACAGGGCACCTATCCAGTCGATCTGTCTGGTAATGGTGGTGGTGGAAAGGTCGCTCGCTGATGGCACGCACAGATTACGGTCCCGAGATTAAGAAGGCCATTGCATCTCGCAGTCCGTCTGCACAGAAGAAGCCACCACCGAAGGAAAGTCCTGCTGACCAAGCACGTGACAAGCAGCGTGGTATTCCCGAAGGTAGTGCACAGGATGCACGTCTTGATGCAATGCCACAGAACCAAATGCGTGCTGGTCCTCCACAGATGGCTGGGCCTCCACAACCACAACCACAACCGCCACAACAAGGATTGAGTCCTCACCACATCACTGCTGCTGCTGGTATTGCACATTCGATCCTGAACTCGCGTGGTGGTTACTGAGGAGTTGTAGACATGGCTGTTGCACCGATGCGCGATGTAGAGAACTCCACTTCACCTTCAGTGCGAGGTGATGAAGACCCAAGTCCGGCACCTGACAGTTCGCCAGTGACCTTTGTGTTGCACTTCTTGCGAAAGCAAGGCATCTCCAATCCAACCCCTGCTGACATTCACAATGCTGTTCGTGTGTTGGGTTCACATCCTGAGTTTGAACCGGGTGTGCGTATCCAAGAACTGGATGGTGCGTCTGAAGACACGCCGAGTGTTGGTCGCGGTGGAGGCAGTAGTGTTGCTGGCAAGATAGAAGGTGGAGGCACCACTACGAAAGATGGTGTGAAGCAGACAGACGGCACGAAGCAAACAAGTGCATCGCCTCAATCGGGTGATGCGAGAGAGCGCACAAGTACTCCAATAGATCGTGCAATGGATAAAGCTGTTGCTCCTGCGGGTCCACAGAATGACTTCCTTGATGACTATGGCCGCCCGTATGGAATGGATCTGACCGGTACTGGTGATAAGACTGCTGCTGCTCTTGGTGCTGTGTTGCCGAGTGCTGCCAGTGCTGTTGTACTCGGTGGTAGGGCTGGCACAGGTGGACCACCTGCACCTGCATCTGTTGCTACACCAATACCTGGGACTCCACCTGTTGGTGCACCCGGTGCTGCAACTCCTGCTGCTGCTTCACCAATGGGACCACCGAATGTGTATGGTCCGCCAACTGTCGAACAGACAATGCTTGGTGGTGTCAATCCAATAGACCCAGGCATACCGGGACCAACTGGTAACTATAGGCCAGGACCGTCTCAGCCAATCGAATTGCCTCCAAGTGCTGCACCAATGGTGCCATTCACTCCACGTCCTGGTGGTGCACCGCGTGTTCCTCCGCAAGCACTGACTGGTATGGATGCAATCCTTGAGGCATTGCGACAGGCAGCCAAAGCGGGAAGGATGTTCAAATGAGTTTGCCTGATGGGAGTGAACCACTCAAGTTAGCTGATGGCAGTCTGATCTATCCTGGTGGTGAGCACTTAGCGCACGGCAATACTCGTGACCACATGATAGAGATACCCACACATCGCGAAGCGCAGAGGATCATCACAGACACGCGAAGGAAGGTGGCTGACCTACCTGCGGTTCCGAAGACCATGAATGCAGTCGGTGCGATCCTGACATACAGCATGTTTGGTATGGATGACGAAGAGACTGCGATTGCAACGGGACTGTCCATCGAACAGATCGGTCGCATCAAGGTCAGTGATCCGTATTCGCAGATGTATGATGCAGTTGTGCGAAGGGTTCTCGATAGCGAAACTGATGTGGTCCGTGAACTCATTGCCAAGCATGCTCGTGATGCTGCTGTTGTTATGGTCGATGGGCTCAATTCTGGATCAAGAACAGATAGAATTTCTGCTGCCAAGGATATCCTTGATCGCAGTGGCCATCGTCCTGTTGATGTTGTCGAGCATCGTCATCGTGTGGATGGTGGGTTGGTGATTGAGTATGTGCGACGCGACGATCATGTGGCACCAACAATAGACATGGGGGTCTGAGATGACAGTCCGTGAGGACAGGTATGGAAATGTCGTACAGGCGTCACGTCCTGGGTTGTCTCAGGTAGTGGCAGTTGGTGCTGCGAATGTTCTAAGTGTTCCATTCCAGAATGTCAGAGGTGTGACAGGCAATCCTCGACAAGATGATGGCAGTGTTCGGACTATACTGACACAGACAACACATGTCAGACTCGTGGCCACAGTAGCGTGTTGGGTGTCTTTCGGCACCAGTCCTGTCGCTGTGTTTCGTGGCACATCTTCGATGTTCATACCTGCTGGATTGCCTGAGTACTTCTGGGTGGTCCCAGGTGAACAGATAGGTGTAATTCAGGATACTGGTGTTGGCTTTCTGTACATCACAGAGTTGGCACCGTAATGCTGTTCCGTCCTGGGTTGCTTGGCCGATTGCCGTGTCCGCAGGGTTGGTATTACCCGAGTGGACCGCCGACTATAGCGAATGACTTCACACAGGGTGTACCAGCACCGTTCGCGTTCACACGTGCATCGGTTGCAACTGACAGCACATGGCAAGACAGCCCCAATCAACAGACATACAACGATCTAGCAACCAACGCGCCGATCGTCAATCAGTGGGGCACTAAGCTAGAACCTGCAACTACCAACTTCTTCCTGAACAGCAACGCACCAGTCACACAGTCGATCACAACCAATGCTGGCAGCAACCTATGCATATGGATGGTTGGTTCAGGTACGCTGACCATAACTGCGGGCACAGGGGTATTCACCAATCTCGGCACCGTCACTAATGGTGCATGGCGTGTCATTTCGTGCACTACCACAGGCACGTTCCAAGTTGCCGTCGCCGGCACAGTGTATCGTGTGCAAGTAGAGGGACAGCCTGCACCTACGAGCTACATTCTGTCGGGTGCAACACCAGTCACACGTGCCGAGACACGGCTGATTGCCAACTTCTTTGGTGGCCAACTCAACCGCCTCAATGGCACGTATTGGATCGAAATACTACGTGACGGTTCGCGAAATGGCGAACGACTAATGACATCGGGCGGTGGCTCATTCACACAGGACAACGAGACCGATCAACTTCTGTGTCTTGCTAATCAAGCCGCTGCTACGTTTCGTGTATTCACTCCCGGTGTGACAATTGCAGGCTCCGTGAACGCAAGTCCCGGCACCGGCTCGCCGACGTATCAGTCCGTCGAACGAATTGCTGCATCATACTCGCCACAAGGCATTTCACTGTGTGCTAACTACACGCCTGTTGTGGCTTCATCTCTGGCCGCACGTCCATCACAACTACTCAGCATCACGCTCGGTGGCGGCGGCAGCGGCAACATAGTCATGAACGGCTACATCCGAGGGTTCCGTTACTGGAACACCACAATGTCTGACGCAGAACTGCATGAGTGCACAGGGCCGGGCTACTATGCAGGCACGCCTGTGTTTGATCTCGATGGCACGCAGTTAAATCAGTGGCGCATGTGGACCAACAATCGAGTTGGTAGCGCGACAACGATCACTGACGCAACGTTCGATCAGCCAGCAGGGACACCATATAACACATACACGGTGTCACAAATACGATCTACATCACGTGGCTTGATGACTGATCCGAACAAGACGAACTACTTTCTCAACTCACTGAACTTCACTGGCAGCGGAACCGTAGCAGGTCTCCCCGCTGGTCAAGGCTACATGGTGTGGTTGCGGGGCACAGGCTCGATAACGATCACAGCAGGAACAGCAGTCTTTGCGCCAACAGGGCCACTTGTTGCTACACAAGGCAATCCTGTTTACCTCATGATCTCAACCGCAGGCAGCGTCAACTACGCTGCAACTGGCACAATCGAGTTGGCGCAGTTCGAGTCCGTAGGTGGGCAGCCACTGTATGCTGGTCTCACTAATGGTCCATCAGCATACATCAGGACACTTGGCTCTGTAGTTCAACGTGGACAGGAACTGATCGCTCTACCTGTTGGGCCTTGGTATAGCTTGAACGAACTTGTGATCTACATGGAGTTCTTCATGTTCGCAGGGTCGAATGGATCAGTCATGTTCACGATTGACGATGCCGCTATATCATCGGCAACATCAGGAGCAAACCGTGATGTAGTCTCATTGACTGTCGTTGGTAACGTCAACGGCGTTATCGCAGGCAACACTATTGTCGCAAACGTCGGGCAAGGCATGACAGTGTTGCCGATACAACCAGGGAATATCACGCCGATGGTTTGGCACAAGGTGGCATTTGGCTTGTCCATGTCTCGACCTGCCAGATCAATTGCAATGGACGGCGTTTCGTGGACTGTGCCATACGTCGTAGCACGATTCACCTCACAGTCACGTATCTTCGTCGGTCCAACATCAATGCTCATTCGCCGCTTCCGCTACTACGACTACTCGATGAGCGATACTGCACTTGTGGCCCTCACTACATGACCAAGCGTTATCGCATCATCGAAGGTGGAATGCATGACAAGTTCCACAAGTCGCGATCCAAGGTGCAATTCCTCGGTGGTGGGTTTGGTAATGGCAAGACCGCTGCTGCATGTATCAAGGCACTGAAGCTATGCAAAGAATATCCTGGTTGCAACGGTTTGGTGGCGAGGTCAACCTATCCGAAGCTCAACGACACCATACGGAGAGAGTTCTTGCTATGGTGTCCTGCGCATTGGATCAAGCGTATGCCCAGCAGAGACGAGAACACGCTGATCCTGAAGAATGGCTCTACTGTGAATTTTCGCTACGTCGCGCAACGTGGGAAGGAGACGGAGGAGACGAAGAGCAACCTGCTGTCTGCGACATACGACTGGATCGTAGTGGATCAGTTGGAAGACCCAGAGTTTAGCCACAAGGACTTCATGGACCTGATGGGTCGGTTGCGTGGAAATGCAGAATACGATGGTGATGACATCTCGATGCCCAGGTATGGCCCGAGATGGTTCTTCGCTACGCTCAATCCCACACGCAATTGGTGTTATCGCGAGATTATCAAGCCGTTACACGACTTCCATCGTGGTGTGCTGAACGAAAAACTGATGTGCGAGGTTGACAATGCAGGCCGACCTATTCTTGTCGATGGAAGACCAACTCCGCTTATTGAATTGTTCGAAGGTTCGACGTACGAGAACGTCGATAACGTCGGAGAAGACTACATCCGAGGAATGTTGGCAACATACACCGGATCAATGCGAGAACGCTTTGTATTTGGACGATGGGGTGCGCTCTCAGGACTCATTTATCCACAGTTCGATGAAGCGCAACACATCATATCGCATGGAGATGCGCAAGAATACCTGCGGCAACTGCGGTTGTCCGGTTTTCAACCTACGTTCTTGGAGGGATACGACCACGGACTGTCTCGGCACAGTTGTTACGGCCTATTTTTCGTCGATGATGACGCCAATGTGCTTCTGCTCGATGGGTTCCGCATTGCAGAGCTTACCATCGCAGACGCGGCGCGCAATATACACCGAATACGTGCTGAAATCGGCTGCGACCCTGATGAACTTGCGCCCATCTATGCTGATCCCGATGTATTCCGACGAAAATCAGGCTCAAGCAGGACAGTTGGCGAAACCGTAGACAACCTGTTCAGTGAACACGGCATCAGGATGCAGCGTGGCAACAATGACATTGCCAGTGGCATTGCTAAGAACTGGCAGTACCTCGTTCCACTGTTCCAGCATGAGCATCCCATCACTGGACTGCGCATGTCTCCCCACTTCTACGTGTCAGACCAGTGCACGTGGTTCGTTGACGAGATAACGGAGTACTATTTCCAACGCGACGGGAGTGATGAGACCACTGACAAGCCAGTGGATCGTAATGACCATGCGATGGACATGTGGAAGTATGCAATGAGCAATCGACCACGGTTGGCTCGGTTTGTTGGCAAGTCTGATGCCCCTCCTGCGTGGATGGCTTGGCACGAGATTGAGCGACAAGAGCAGCGTGGCAAGATGGCGAGGCACAAGTGATGGCTGGCAACTTCGATGACATCATTCGCCAAGTGCTGCAAATGCGCAATCCTGCACGTGATGAAGCTGGATCGCTGTTCGATCAGGGTACTGAGAAAGCACAAGGACTGATTGAGCCAGGGAACATCAACATACATCAGCGACCACAGGTGAAGAACGCAGATGGCTCTGTATCCACAGTGCGCAGTGCATCATTCGAAGACGAGAATGGACACAATGTGCTCATTCCCACTGTGATCGAAGGTCGTGGCATAGTGCCGATGGATCAAGCCATCCAGTACTACCAGCAGACAGGCCAACACCTTGGCAAGTTCGACACAGTGGACAATGCAGATCGGTATGCCCAGGCGCTGCATGAAAACCAAGCTGATGAGTACATCAAATGAGTGGCAACTTCGATAACGAGATTATGTCTGCTATTCGGGAATGGTTGCAGCGTGTGTCTCCAGGTGCAGGCACACCTGAGACAGAGATGATGCCTATGACTATGGAGCAGGAATTTGCACGTAGGAATTGGCCGATTACACCAATTCCAAATACCACTCAGAGTGATATTCCACGAGATACGCAGATTCCAAACAACGACATAGCGCCTGAACGAGACCTGGATCGGTATACATACGAGAAGAATACGCCGATGCAGAACTTGTTGGAAACGTTGAGACTGCGCACGCCGGGAATGGACATATGAGCGGTACCTACAATGATGATCCAAACATGGATCAGCCTGTTGATCCACTAGAACAGAGCTTGACACAAGATGGTTTGGGATTACCCGCTGAGGCTGAGCCGCCGCCTGTCTACAAGGTTATGCCAGACAGTCGCATACCTGTGTCGAGCAAACGAGGAGGCATTTGGCGCTCGCGTCGTGACACGGCTAAGAAAGGCATGGGCGACCTATGTGATGCGTGGGACGAAGCGATAAGGTATTACAACCACGATCAGTCAGATCACAGAGACGGGGCGAAGCACAGCACACGTGGTGGGACGAACCCGATTGCTTCAGGCAATCGCAGTGTGGCTAGACGACTGAACGAAGTGTGGAGTAGCACTGAGAATATCGTGTTCGCCAATGTGAATGCACAGATACCCGAACTGTATGCGAAGAACCCCATCGTGTCGGTCAGCAGTGAACCTGCGATGGACCCTGCTACGGATCAGACAGGTGATGCATTCGCACGTGCAATACAGAAGCTGGTCGATGTGTTGTTTGCAATGAAGTATGCACCTGGGGTGAATCTGAAGCCCAAGGCTAAACGCAATGTCCTCATCTGTCTTCTCACCAACTGTGCGTGGTTCGAAGTTGGCTACACAAAGAAAGACAATAGCAGTGAGCAAGCGATGCAGGACTTGCTCAATCTGAGTAATCAGTTGGCTGCTGCCAAGGATGATGAAGAGATCAGAGAGGTCGAAGGCAACCTGCAAGCACTTGAGGAGAAGATCGAGTTCTTACAGCCTAGTGGCCCATACGTGCGGATCAGGATGCCACACCAAGTGCTGTGCGATCCCAACAGCACTGATCCATACCTTGGTGACTGCAATTGGGTGATGATCGAGGATATGCTCCCCACGGAATACATCAACGCCCGATTTGGTGAAGAGGACGAAGACACAGAAGAGGTCACGAGCATCTTCGAGCCAACACATGTGTTGAGTGGTGGCGGCGGTGGAACGTCCGACAATGACAGTGACTTTTCTCTGTTTGACAACACGAGCAACGACTACTCAGCGTATGGCTTCACATCGAAGGGTGAATACGACAAGGCGTGCTACACCAAGGTGTTCTATGTATGGGACAAGGTGACACGAAGGGTAGAGTTGTATGCAGATAACGATTGGAAATGGCCTATTTGGGTATGGGACGACCCATACCAGTTGCAGGGATTCTATCCTCTCACAAGGATGTGGTTCCACGATAACCCTGCCGCGGCCTACGCCAAGGGAGAGGTTAGCTATTATCTCGATCAGCAGGACCAGATTAACGAGATCAACGATGAGCGTCGTAGAGCACTCCTTTGGGCACGACGTAATATCTTCTATAACAAGAACTCTGGGCTGACACAGGAGGCTGTCGATCTGATCCTGAAGGGACCAGACGCCACTGCTACACCACTGGATGTGCCCGAGGGTGTCGATCCACAGAAGATGATCTTCTCGCTCACACCACCATCCATGCAGTTCATGCAGTTGTTCGACAAGAAAGACCTATATGCGAGTGTGGATCGTGTCGCATCAACGAATGAAGTCGAACGTGGTGGTGAGTTCAAGACGAACACGACCAATCGTGCAATTGATTACTACAGCACGATGGGCAACATGCGTATGGACATGCGACTGGATGCAATCGAAGACGCTCTGGGAGACGTAGGTTGGAAGTTGGCGCAGTTGTGTCTGCGCTTCATGGACATACAGGTTGTTAACCAACTCACCGGGATGGATGTATCCTCGTTCTGGCATCCACTCGATAATCTGCGTGACTTCCAACAGTTATCTGTGACAGTCGTTGGTGGCAGCACACAGAAGATGACCACACAGCAGAAGAAGCAAGAGGCTGTGCAGATTGGTCAGGTGTTGGCACAGTATGTGAGGGCTGCTCCTGCTACAGCACTGAAGGCAACACTCAACATGATGGGCAAAGCCTTCGATGACTTCATGATTAGCAAAGAGGATTGGGACAACATCGGTGCAGAAGTTGCACAGATGGCGCAGTCTCAGCAAGGTGGTGCCCCTGGGCAACCCGGTGGTGCCTCGGCGCCGGGTGGTCAGCCTCCACAGGGCGCACCGCAGGCAGGTGGTGGTATGCAAGTTGCGGCAGCAGTAGTGCAGGCATTGCAGCAGCTACCACCACCTGTTTTGCAAGCAATTGGCCAAGCGTTAGCACAGGGCATACCACCAGCACAGATATTCCAACAGATGTTGGCTAGTCAGGGAGCACAAGGCGGCCAACCGCAGCCAGGAGCAGCAGCATGAGTGACACAACCGAAGACAAAATCCTCAACACGATACCTGACTTTCAGGATGGAGGCGGAGATGAAGCTGATAGTGGAGCGCAAGATCAAGGCACGCCGTCGTCAGGTGGCGAGGGTGGTGCCAGAACGTCAGCGCAACCTACTCAGACTGGTCAGCCAAGCAGCACTACACAGCAGCCTGCTCAACAGCCTTTCCGACGCAGACACGACGGACTTGTCGAGCAACCGAACCCACAAAATCCTAATACCCGAGACCTTGTTGACCCCGTAAGTGGTCGTGTAGTTGCACAGGGCGGCATCGAACGGCGTGTGTTCGAAGAAGGCCAGCGTCATGCGCGTGAGAATGCGCAATTGAAGACGCAAGTGGGCCAGTATGCACAGGCACTACAAGGCATCAATCAGGTAACGCAGGAAGCAGCACGACTGAATGTGCGCCCAGAGGACCAAGTAGCTGCAATTCGCGTGATGAGCGACTTCCTCCGTGATCCTGTCAATACACTCAAGTACTTGGTCGAGGAAGTGAAGGCTAAAGGTTACCCGATACCGTTCTTGGAACAGGGTGTGTCACCGGGCATGGACATGAATGCCATTGCTCGGATGATCGACACGAAGATGCAGCCCATCACGCAGCAACAGCGGATCGAGCAGCAAAATCAGCAGGTTAGGGCACAGGCTGAGCGTGATCTGTCGCAATTCATCAGTGAGAACAATGAGGCCGAACAGAACCTTGACGTGTTGACAGAAATGTTGCAGGCTCAGCCCACTCTTACCCTTCATGGTGCTTACACACGGATGATCCGGTGGGCACATGAGAACGGGTTGGATTGGACCCAACCGTTGAAGGCACAGATTGCCGCACAACAACAGGGTCAGCAGCCTACCCATCAGCAGACGAGACAGCAGCCTACCCGTCCACTTCCTGGTCGTAGTGTGTCACCAAACGGTGCACAGCCAGTGAACGGTCAGGCAGATGGACGGCAGTTCAATGAGAATGCATCGTGGGCCGATATCATTCAGTCAGCGATGAAAGAGAACAATGTCCGTTTCAACTGATGGAGTAGGGTATGGCAACTACAGTGCCCCTGCCAGGGGTAATGAACGGTGTGCTACAGAGCACACTCACACAGTCACGACGCAAACTGGTGATGGCCAGCATCAAATCGAATGCACTCATGGCCTGGGTGTTTGCGAATGATCGTGTAGACTACGAGACGGGTGGATTCAACATCACCAATCCACTCACAGTGGGACGCAATCCCAACATCACGTCGTATCGCTACTACTCACCGTTGCCTGTCAATCAGACTGATGAGTTCGACACGGTTGAGTATGGGTGGTCACGTGTAGCAGGCACAGTCATCATCTCCGATCAGGAGCAGGATGAGAACAACGGTGCTGCTGCCATCTTCAAGCTGATGAAGGAGAAGATGAACGTCCTTGAGGAGAGCATCAAGGACAAGTTCAGCACCTATCTGTATGCTGCGGGTGGCGGCACTGATCCAAATGGATTGCAGAACCTCATTCCCACCAATCCGACCACAGGTACACTCGGTGGTATCAATCGTGCAACGCAGCCACAGTGGCGTACATCGGCATATGTGTTCGCTGGTGGTGTGGATAGCACGAACATCGAAGAAGTGTTCGATGACATCCTGATGGACCTGACACTCAAGGGTGACAAGCCAACCATCATCCTCACAGGACGAAACATCTACCGCATCTATCGTCAAGCAGTGCGAGACAAGTTCACCATCCCACTCAGTGAGGGTAGGGCTGGTAAGCGCATGTTCGACTTGGGCTTCGAAGGGTGTCTGCACAATGGCATCCCGATGATGTATGACGAAGACTGCCCGGTGAACAATGCCTACTTCATCAATGATACCTATCTGCGTCTCAGCATGTTGCGCGGTGTCAACATGAAAGTGAAGGAACTCGTTGCACCTTGGAACGTGGATGCGGTTGGCAGTCGTGTAGTATGGCAGGGCCAGTGGTGTCTCTGGAAGGCATACCGCACACATGCCGTGATGACCAACTAGGAGAACTCAAATGAGTGGTTCAGTTACAGTTCCCACGAAGTACCTGAATGCTACGGCGTATGCATGGACCGATGTGCAGCTTGCAGCCAACTATGAAGCACAGGGCTGCAATGCTGTCATCAACGCGATGGATAGCGTCCCGTATGATGCTAACCTCAATCGCTGCGACATTGCTGAGAAGACTGGTCTTATCAATCAGCAGTCGTATGCCATTGCCGCGGCAGGAGGATAACCATGTCTGAGCAAAGCGGCACTGGCGGTGAGCCGCAGTCTGAGCCGAATGTAAAGCCAGACGAGAAGAAGGAGATGGATCGGTTGGAACGCATGGGTATGCGTGGTCCACCGGTAGTGGTTCATGTCGCGGAGAGTGAGATGATCTACCACGAACGTCCACCACCGGAAGAATATGGTCCACCACCACCACCAGAACCAACGCCTCCACCAGAGGAACCAGTTGATCCTGATGCACCACCAGAGGAGCATGCATAGTGCCAAACATCAAGCCTGCATTCCAGGCTGAGAAGATCACTGGCAAGTTCAAGCGCACCATCACTCAGATAGTTGAGGATGTGCGTATGGTTGGGCCGCTCAAGGACAAGTCCATCATCGCACGCAAGATGGTGCCAATCGAAGAAGAGTTCTCTGAGGGATACATGATCTACTACCCACAGGGACACAGCATCTTCGTTGCTGCTGATGACACAGACCAGTTGATGCGGCTTGGTGTGCTTGATGATCCTCGGTATGTGGACATGGATAGTGGTGAGGAAGTGCCGGATGGCTACAACCTGACACCGAAAGAGATCGTGCAACGTAAGGAGCGAAACCGTCCACGTCCTGTCACGCAGGGTGGACTGACTGCGCTCGATCAAGGAGAGATTGAGTAATGCCCAATGTCATCCCGTCTGGTACGCTGTTCCAGCGCAGGATCAACAACTACGTTCCTGCGATGCAGTATGCAATGGATGTGAATATCAACGGCGCATGTCGTGTGTCGTTTGGAGCACCGCCTGCTGGTGTAGTTAACAACATCCTCAATGCCCAAGCAATCCCAACTGGCCCAATTGCGTTTGATGCCACTGCCAATGTCAACGCACAGAACATCACAGTAGCATATGGCCGCTCCATTCAGGTGCTGATGGCTGGTGCGACAAACACGGGAGTAGTGCAAATCCGTGGTGGTGACTATCTCGGCCAAGCTGTCGAAGAGAACGTCACAGCCGCAGGTGGTGCTGCTGTCGAGAGTAAGAAAGCGTTCAAGTATGTAGACAATATCACCTGTCTCAGTGCTACCGCTGCTACTACACTCAGTGTTGGTTGGGGAACATGGCTTGGATTGCCATACAAGGCTTATCGTGTGGCATACGAGATTGCTAATGGTGTCCTCGTTGGTACGACTGGTGGATTCATCGCCGGTGGTCTGCAAGACCCACAGGGTACATCGGCTCCTGATCCACGTGGTCTCTTCAGGCCAACCACTGTACTGAATGGTGCCAACATAATCTCGGCAGTGTTTGACTTCTCCAACGACGTGAACTCAAGCAACAACGGTGGTCTGCACGGAATCAAGCACTTCTTCGCCTAGGCATTTGTGGCACAGTGTCTAGCTGAGATGCTTGATAGCAAGCGGTGCTTTGGTCCCTCCAGGCACCGCTTGTTTCCATAGGAGTGCTGCATGGCCACTACAGTTGGAGATGTGATTGCTGGGGTAATCACTGAGTTGTCTCAGGTGCCTGGTGTAGCGACACAGCTTTATGCATCTGGTCGTATCCGTCAGCACGTCGAGAATGCTATCATCATGGAGCTTGATGAGTTCTGGTGGCCAAGCCTCATGTGGTTCCAGAGGGTACCACTCGATGGAGTGAATGGCTTTCTGACACAGGATTTGAAAGGACCACTCAGCTTCATAGATGACTACACCGACATACAGGCAGTGTTCCCTGATGGGAGCAATCGCAAGATCAGCGAGTTGCCAACGTCGGTCAACCCATTCAATCTAGGTAGCACTGCAACAACGCCAGTGTTCCTCAGTGCAGATCAGTCTGTGCCACATCGACCTGTTAGGTTCTGGCCAGGGAACACCACTGGAAGCGTAGTCGTAGCTGCTCGTCAGTCTCCTACAATTCCAGTCAACGACACTGATCCGATGCTTCTCGACGAGCTACTCATCAAGTATGATGCTTGTTGGCAGTATGCTGTCGATGATGGCACTGTGCCTGCACAGGTGAACAA